GCCGACCACGACACGATCGGCAGCTATTGGTGGGAAACCATCGAGCTGACCGACGGCCAAGGTGCCGTGGTGATCCAGCCGACCGGCTCGGGACCGTTCGATGAGAGCCACACGCTTGACGATGGCACCACGCACGGACTGACCGATCAAGAAGTCAAGAAGCTGAATTCTTACTCTGATATCGAGCATCTACTTCCACCACCTCCAACGCGACCATAGGAGAATCCCATGGCTAGAATGCGCCTACAACAAGCTGCTGTTCTCGATCATATCAAGCGAAAGGTCGGGCAGACCGTTGCTGACACACCCGGGAATGCCCAAGCGGGAGACATCGTCTGGACGAGCCTTAGCGCCGCGACTTGGGCACCATACATGATCGCCCTTGACGCTTCTGCGACGACGATGATGAACGCCTCTCGCTTCGCTAATACTCCTGCTCCAAGGCCGGATGGCGTTACAAGTGTAGAGGGATAACATGGCCAGATGGAAGCTGAAAGCTCCTCACTACATCCTGATTCAAGGTAGTGAGTGGCAATACATCGAGACTGACCTTCAAACTGGAAGGCAGATGAGAAAGATGTATGCCGTCCCGGCACTTCTCGATCCGAATCAACCTGGGAATTCACAGGAGAGGCCAAATGACGGAGCAGGAGGATACACAGTCTGCTACGAAGGAAGAGGACAGCCCAACGATTACGTCTTCGCAGGTGATCCAACACCGGATATGGAACCTATTGACGATGAGGCAAAGGTCATCTCAGCGTCGAGGAAGGAGTTCTGGAAGCATCCCATTGAGGATCTGCCAGTATCCTATAGCCAGTCCATACTTAATGATCTTCAGCGACAAGTCGCAGACCTAGCGGTAGCTGGAATGAATGTGACGCCGATAAACCAGCCACCAAGGTCGCTCAAGGGGATTGATCCAAGTGAGTTCGCAAAGCTTCAAGAACAGGTTCAAGCTTTGATGGAAGCGAACGCTCAGCTTCAAAAGAAACTGATGGAGCGAGGTACTAGGAGGATCTGATGCCTCAGATAGCATTTCTGGCTGGAGGCTCTGGTGCGGTTGGCCCAACCTCCGGTGGGAAGATACATGCTAACAACAACTTGAGTCCGACACCGCAGCAACTTGTCGGAGGGAATCCGCAAAGGGTAAGCATCACCTTCCATAATCCGGGGCAGGTTGATGTGATGATCTACCCTGGGGCCGACTGGCAAGGGAATCCGATAGCTGCGACTCCAACAGCACTTGGCGGTTGTCTTAGGGTACCTTCGGTTAACGGGTACTTGCTAATCACTGGAGAATGCCAAGGATCTTGGTTTGGCTTTACCCTTGCTGGTCCAGGCGGGAATCCGTTGACCATTATGGAGAGCAATATATGAAGAAGCTAGCTCTTCTTGCACTGCTGCTTTCCACTTCTGCCCAGGCTCAAGTTATTGGGTCGCCCCCGGGTCAGTCAACGGCTGGTGTTCCAATCATTTCAACGCAACCGAATGCTTATCCTTGTAGCCCGCAAGTCGCTGACCCGCCTATTGGCTGTAGCTTTCCTCTTTGGCAGTATCCATTGATATCCGGGATTACCTCTCCCGGCTTTACCGGCCATGTAATGACCACGCTCGATCAGAACGTGGTCTTTGGTGGAAACAATGTTTATCCTTTCGGGGTTCTCGGTCAGAATCCGTATGTTCAAGGGACTAACGTACATGTTCTCAATTCTGCCGTTGGTCGGGTTCATGCACTTCGGTTCACCTCGGCTTCACTGACTGGATCTCCGATAACCATTAGCTTTCAAGATACCAGCACTAATAACGTTGATAGCGCAAACGGGCTTTGTGCTAACATTCGAGCTAACCCGACATTGTTCAATGCTCAGAGCTTGCCAGTAATCTGCGATCCGGTTACTGGTGGCGGAACGATGAACGTTCAATGGGACGCTCGATATACCGACCTGATGGTAACGGACGTTTCGACTCCTCCTGCATCTATTACTGTTCCAACACTGATACGGGCGATAGATTTCATCACGATAAACTTCGGTCGATATATCCCTGGATATGCTGCTGCTCCTGGCGATGCGAGCGTCTGCATTCAGCTTGTTGGGCAAACCATCAATGCTGTTTCATCTATTGATGCACAGATCTGTAGTCAGATTAACGGTGGCGTTAATGATGCTGCCTTTGCTACTCGAAGAACTTCTCTCTTCCTTACGAATGTGTACAATGGGGCTTCTCAAGTAGAAATTGGCCTTTCCAACGGAATGATCTTGTATGGCGCTGGCAACGCCCTTCCGACTGGTGGTTATATAGGGCCTGGAACAATCAATGTACCCGGCGGGTTTTATGTTAATGGCTCTCTGGTTACTGGCGGTGGAGGTGGGACTCCGGGAGGGCCAGCAAGCTCAGTTCAGCTTAATAGTGGAACCGGCTTTACTGGCTCTGCTAATCTTGAGTTCGATGGAGTCGGCCTTCTTGGCATAGGCACTTCTGGAACTTCTACAGGAAGGATAAATCTTTCCGGAGCAACTAGTGGAGTTGTGACCTTCCAAGCACAGGCTGTTGCAGGTACTTGGACATTCCAGCTTCCGGCTAACGCTGGAACGAGCGGGCAAGTCTTACAGACGAATGGGGCTGGCGTTACGTCTTGGACAACAGTTACTGGCGGCGGTGGAGGCACTCCTGGTGGGGCTAACGGAGCAGTCCAGTTTAATAATTCTGGGGCCTTTGGCGGTGTCCCTGCGTTTCAGTTTGATGGAATCGGCTTACTTGGCATTGGTACGGCTGGAACTACGTTGGGAAGGATAAATCTTTCTGGGAATACTAGTGGGACTGTGACAGTTCAACCGCAGGCTGCGGCAGGTACTTGGACTTTTCGCTTACCAAACTCCGCTGGAACCTCGGGTCAAGTTCTTCAGACGGATGGAACGGGAATAACCTCTTGGGCCACTGTGGCCGGAGGTGGCGGAACTCCAGGAGGACCAAGTGCATCTATTCAGTTTAACAATGCTGGAGCATTTGGAGGGAGTGCTAATGCTACTTTGGATAGCAGCGGCAATATTACCGCTGCCGGCACGGTAACTGCAAATGCTGCGACTGTTTCTCCAGGCAATCTTGTAATGGGCTCTGGAGCGTTGGCTCAAAGTGCAACAAGTGGATTCATCTATACCAATACGATGGTTGGTTCTCCAACGGGAACACCAACGGCAATTACTGGAAGGGCACCACTTGCGTTCGATTCATTCTCGAAGGTACTTTGGGTTTACACTGGTGGTGCTTGGGCCTCGCTTGGACAAGGTGGTTCCTGGGTTACCTACACATCGACGGTAACTTGTCAGTCTGGTGGCCCACCGACGCTTGGGACTGTGGTTGCTCGGGAAATGGTGGTTGGTAAGACTGTATACTATAACATTGTTATTCCGGTCACTAATATTGGCACTTGTGCCACCTCTATGGAAGCGACTTTGCCAGCGACTACTCAGACTTCTTCGGATCAATTCTGTGGGGCCGGGGCCGATGCTGGGAACGCATATACTCTCTCTGTGGTATGTGGCCCTGGTTCAACCCAAGTTATCATTAGGAAGTATGATGGGACTTTTCCTGCTAACAATTCCTCCATTCTTGTCGTTGGAGGTGTATATGAGAGCAGTTAGTCTGGGAGTAGCTCTTCTATTTACTTCTGGCGCTTTAGCACAAGAAGCTCCAACTTTGATGGAACTTCAACAGGCTAATCAATTCGTTGCTACTGAACTTGGTCAAACCAAGATCACATTGGCTGTAATGTACGCTAGAGTTCAGATTCTACAGGCAAAGATAAAGGAGTTAGAAGATGCCAAGCAAAAGCCCTGCTCAAGCTCGCCTGATGGCGGGAGCAGCCCACAGCCCAGCGTTCGCTAAGAAGGTTGGAGTGCCGCAGAACGTGGCAAGAGAGTTCAACCAAGCCGATGCTGGAAAGGGAATCTTGAAGAAGAAGAAACCGGCGCCGAATGCGGAGAAACGCTAATGGGCGTAAGGGATCGCGACCATAAGATGGAAGCCGATGAAGTCGTACCGGAACGGATCTGGCGTTTAACGATGCACTACCATGACTTGATCTATATCAAGTATTACTGGGAGAGTATCGGGCAGCAAGCTCCACAGACCTTTCTCGAAGAGATGGAGCGAACGAATAAGAGGCTCCATGAGTATCTCGAAGTAGAACGGAATCAGGGTGGGGCATATCACGAAGCGGGATTAAAGGAGAAGATAGATGAAGCAAGGAAGAGCAGGTAAGGAAGTGACCTTTCACAAGGTCGCTCATCCAAGTACGAAAGCCGTTGACCCTGGCGGGGCAGACCAGCTTGGTCAGGCAATGGCTGATAAGATGCGTGAAGGACATCATGTTCCGGGGAATTCGGCGGAACGGTTGTTCATGGGGAGGGGATATGAAGGACCAAAGCCACCTGCACAAGCTGCTGGTCCTGGTGGTGGAAGAGTTGTGCATAAATCTGGAAGTCAAGGGAGACACTAATGTCAGTCGATTGGAACAAAGCATACCTTCTACTGGATGTGGTGGAGAAGAGTTTCGGCCATCCACAACTGAAGCTATTGCACGATGAGGCTTTACAAGAGCTTCAGGAAATGTGCGATGAGATTACTGCCGATCAGCCGAAGCCACAACCGACAGCGGCGGCAGCGAAGACACCTGAAAGGAGAATGTGATGGCGAGAGAAATCCTTGGGGAATATGGACCCGAGCGTAGCACTGGTCCTGCTTCACGTCCTGGCGGTGTTATGAGAGCAAGGGACGTGATGAACTACAAGCCACCGCAAGGCCCAACGAATATCAATGATCCGAAAGGTCCAGGGTTGCATGGCCATGACTGCGGTAACATGAATAGGCCAACGGTAGATCGTGACGATACTAGCGGTAGCGCTGGCCTTCACGGAACCAATAAGGGCAACGATGGCTCACAGAGATGACAGTAGAGGTCGATATCGTCAATCGTGCTCTGCAAATCATCGGAACGCGAACAACAGTAGCATCCCTTACTGAGCAGAGCAACGAAGCGATCCAGGCGAACATAATCCTGGAGCCATTGCGTGACGCCTTGTTACGCATGGCTCCATGGAATTGTGGGACTATTTACAACAATCTGGTGCTGATAACAGCAACGCCTGGAACGCCAGAGAATCCAAGTGTAGGACCACAGACAACGTGGCAGAGGGGAATTCCACCGCCACCGTGGGCATACGAGTATCAGTATCCAGTAGATTGTCTGAGGCCAATCTATATCATACCACAATTCTCTACCGGGTTTGCTTCAGGTATTCCGATTACTACGGCTGTAACCGGCGCAGCTCCGGCCTTTTGGCTTGGGCCACCGCAGAAGTACAAGGTCGCGGTCGATCAGTTCTTTATGGTTCAAGCGGCAACGGTTGCTAATTCTGGAACCAATTATCAGGTTGGCGAAGTTATAACCTTAGTTGCTCCACCGCCAGCCACACCTCCATCTTTAGGAATTCCTATCCCTGGCGGTGCTCCGGCCCAGCTTGTAGTTCTAACGACTGGAGTTGGACAAAGCGTTGCTACGGTTGGGGTTGTACCCCAGATCATTGGAACAGCTGCACTAGCTCTTGGAGGAAGCTATCTCCATAACCAACAGGTGCAACCGATTGGACAAGCATCTTCGACGAACTTTGGAACAGGCGCAACCTTTAATTTGACGTATAGCTCGGTAATTCCAAATCAGGAGCAAAGGGTCATTCTAACCAATCAGGAGTTCGCTACCCTTTGTTATGTTCGACAGGTCCAGAACCCAAACGTAATGGACGAGAACTTCCTTGAAGCTTGGGCTGGAATAGTTGGGGCAAGACTGGCAATTCAGCTTACTGGCGATAAGGCAATGGCGAATATGGGCGTTGCCCTCGCCAATAACCTGATTACTGAGGCAAGAAAAGCAGATGCAAACGAAGGATTGACTATTAATGATGTGACGCCGGACTTTATCCGAACTCGTGGGATCTATTATCCAACTTGGGAGA